GCCATACCCGTTCGCCGTTAATAGTATATGCTGCCCATACCTTTGGAGCGTTGTTGTTATTAACTCCCGCTCTCAGGAGCCATCATGCCGACTGTCTCGATTAACCTGTCACCAACCGCCTACGCCTTCTTCATGCAGTGGCCTGTGAAGTCCATCAACGACCCTGGACGCTCCTACGAGGTCTCTCACTGCGTCGTACGCTACCATCAGCTTCTCGACGAGGTCAAGGAACTCAGGAAAGAGATCCAGATGCTCGAGGTCGACAAGCTGCAGATGGACAAGATTATCCAGGGTGAGTATGAATGAACTGCAAAATCAAGGAATGTTCTCATTATGCCTATGTTGGAAGTCAGCACGGTTATTGCATTCCGCATTATGTGGATTTGGAAAACAGGAATATTCCACCTTGTGAAAATTGCGGAACAACAGAGATCCTAATTGATTATGATGAGGGTACAGCACTGCCAGCATGCGAGTGTGAGTAAATGCAGAAGGGGCTCTACCAGTGCCCTGGCTGCCAGCAGTGGTGGGTCTGGCAATGCAAGGAGGAGACAGTGCACCTGCAGCGGAAGTGTAGGAAGTGCGGCCACAAGGTCCGTGCGATGGTGAAGCGCGTCTACTGGGGCCGAGGAAGGCCGCGAGGGTGGCCTCTGCTGCATCGACCCTCTCACATGCCTGTGGACGCGCTCATTGCAGAGTGTCGAACCAGGAACAGGAAGATCCGTCAGCAGAGGCGAAATTGATGGTTTCTGGAAATCATACACCTAGGTACAATTTATCCGACCCACTGCGAGGCTGCGTCCTGGGGCAAATCACTACTGGAAAGCGGAAATATGAGTGCAGCCGATGTCAGCGCACACTCGCACGTACGAACGAGGTTAGAGCTACGAAATGCGCACGATGCTGCAGAGAGTTGCGGGAGCTTCGAGATGGCAGGTAAAGACTGGTACGATGACATCCCCCTCGAGGCGGATTGCTGGTACGGTTGGGATCTCTTCCTCGAGGATGCTGACGTGGATCGCCTCCTCAGGTTCATCGACTGGGGAGAGATTATGGGCAATCTCAATCCGGACTTGGTGATGGGCGCAGTTGAGGTCGAGGAAGACATTTGTCTAAATTGTGGGGAAATACTGCGAATGTGTGCAATTCTTGATCCACACTGTGTGGGTTTTGCCTCTCCACCCTAGGGGAGAAGGCCCATTTCTCGATTCTTTGAATCTCACGGAATGTTGACGCCGAATGCTTGCGCCCAGAGCTGTGCCACGCTGGTGTACGGCTGCCCAGTGCTCGGATTGGTGCCGATGCCTTGCTGGTAAAGTGACGCTGTCTGTTCGAAGGCAGCCTGCTGTGCCTCTGTCAGAGGAGCACGCTCGAAGAGTCCCTTGAAGAAGTTCCAGAGTCCTGGACCAAACTCGTCCTTGTTAGCTGCCCACCAGGTGCGGACGTCTCCGATCAAGTCTTGGAGATCATTGGGAGTTCCGAAAAGGATCTCTTTGCCAGTGGCGATCTCGACCAGGGTAATGCCCAGGTACACGTTCTGAAATGAGAGAGCCTGGTCAACGGCCTCTGAGAGCTTGTCGATCTGGTACGCGCCGACCAGGGAGTCGAACATTTCTTTCTCCCGATCCTGGAGACTGATTCGAAATTCGACGACCTGGTCAGGTTTTCGCTTGGACATCAAAGCACCCCGACGATTGAATCCCACAGGGTTTGGCCGAGACCCATCCCGAGGATCCAACCGAGGAGGAACGCCATTCCGTTCTTCTGGAAGATGTCTCTGGCCTTCTCGCTGAGGTCGCTCATTCTGGGGCCTCCGGCCAGTTGTCCGCGGCATCGTTAGCGGAGTCTGGGAAATCCTGAGGGAGATCTCGAAGCGCCTGGCGGTAGTCCTTCCAAGCTTGCGACATGGTGCGATCCTTGACGGCTCGCCAGTCCGTCTTCGAGAGTTCGTGGTCTCGAGCACGGCGCACTTGCTCCCAGGAGACATCGAACGTCTCCACGCTCAGAACTTCAGTGCCTCGATAGGTGGTGCGTGTTCTGTGCATGTTCACCAGTCCAAGTTAATCATGGGGCGTTCCTCATCGACTGCAGTGAGGTTAGCAGGAGTCACGGTTGCAGGGAGAGCTTGATCGGTTCCAGACTCAGTTATCGCCATGTAGTTGTTCGCTACATCTTGAGTAGGGCCGAGCGCGGCCTGACTGTTGCGATGTACTGTCGAGAGGGTGAAGGGATAGTTTGCTGACCGAGTCCAGCCGACGTAATACAAATCACCCCTGGTCAATGTAATGTCGTCGGAGAATGTTGTTTGACGAATCTCTCCAGTTGAAACTTGCATGGCCATCGTTGCCGAACCGATCAGGGTCGTCGGCAGTCCGTCGCTCGAGTTATAGATTCCACAGAGGAAGTTTACCGCCGAGGCGGCTGCTGATGACAAGTTGATGCTCAGGCCAGCTACAGTGCCTGAGTTAGGGGAGACAAAAGGTACGTACACCGGAGTATCGTAATTTATTACGTCAGTATCACCCGGCTCTCCCGATCCCCACGGGCCGCACTTAGTGATCGAGAAGAACTTGGAGGACGCTGCTGAGAGAACACCTACCTGCTCCATGCCACCTCCTCCAGCTGTCAGAAGCCCCGACCACTCTCCAGCGCAAACCAATCGTGCCAGGTTAACCAGGACAAGACGTCTCATCTCGTCCTCATTCATCTCCTCGACGGCTATGGGATTGCCAGTAGACTGGACATTTGCGAACGTCACCCCATCCAGATCGAGGTTCTGAAGGTTAGTATAGACTCGAGGAGACTTCTTGCTGGCGTCTGGTAGTGGCATAAGATCACCCTAGAAGTCCATTCCACTCTTGCTTAACGCTCAGTCTAGCTAGTTGCACCAGTACCAGGCGTCGCAGTTCGTCCTCGTTGAGCATCTCAATGCTGATTGGGTCGCCCACCAGAGTGAGATCATCGTTAGTTACATTCTCCAAAGTGGTGTTCTTGAAGAGCTTGTACACGCGCGGGGATTCCCCTGGGGCATCTGGAAGTGGCATTCTATCACTTCAGTTGCTTCGCCCTGGACTTGCAGATACGCTCGATGGACTCGAGATCCTTGGTTGAGATGAATCCTCGAAGGAAGAGCTTCTTTGCTTTGCTGTGGATCTCGCCGAGTCGTCGGCGTCCTGCGGCCTTCGTGAGTCTTGCCATCTCCATCACCTCAGGCGTTGGTTAGGAACTGTGCCTTGTAGTTCAGCGCGATGCTCACACTGGCCGGGGAGAAACTTGGTTGCTGGACTATGGGGCTACCAGAGGAGCACGAACCGATGACGTTGCCCAGGGCGTCGACTACGAAGAAGCCCTGCGTCTCGATCTTCGCTGCGTCGACTGATGTTCCGAGCCACTTCACTATGCGATCTCCCTGGAGAGTGTCTCCGATGCTGTTACCAGTCTGGAGATCGACTAACTCGTTGGTGGCGCCACCGGTGGGAGTGACGTGGAAGATCCTGGAAACTCCTCGAGCAGTGTAGACAGCCATTGCGGCCTCTCGATCTGCAGCGGTGTTATTCATTACCTTGACGATGTCACCGGCCTTGAGGGTGTAAGGTTGGCAGAGTGCTGGTGATCCGTCGGTGACAGCACCTTTGACAGACCAGGGAACAATTGCAGCCACCAGACCCTGCGAGAGAATGTAGCAGTACCCGACTCCGTTGTCGCAGCTGACCAGTCCAGAGACCACGGTCTTCCCAGGAGCGAAGTCGCCTACGTTCTGTGCTGCAACGGTATATGCGGTATCTGTGGTCAAGCTGGTTTCTGTTCCCTCTACAGTGTCGAGCTTCAGGGGAATGTTGGTCCCGTCAGAGCAAACGAGGTTTCCTGTGACTGTGTTTGTTGCCATAGGATCACAGCCTCACGCCTAGCCCGAGGGGCTTGATGAATTTGTTAGCCTCATTGAAGGGTTTCCTCATGACCTTGCGGAAGATCTTGGCGCCCGTGTTGAAGGTAATCGCTCCAATCGCCATTGGTACAGCGTTCGAGCGAGCGTTGGCCATGATGGTATTCATTGCCAGGGATGGCTCGGTTAGGATGTCGCCCAGGGAGATGACTCCTGCTCCTGTCACCGTCATCGAAGAGACGCCCAGACCTGCATCTGAGATAGACTTGTAGCCGAGATCGGCCCCTCCAGTTATTGCGCCATACGGGCTCGTGCCTAGGGTGCCCTCGGTCAGGATGGCCAAATTCCCGTAGGCCACGGCCATGTTGTAGAGACTCATTGTTTTCGGGCTTCTTCGGCGTCGAGACTTGCTCTTTCTGCGGGCCATGCTGAAAGTGTTAGAAAACCTCGGTAATAAATATCACTCAAACTCCTCGAGACCTTTCTGGAAGGTTCCATCGGGTCCCCTCGCTGCAGCTTGGATCTCAATGGCGCCCACTTTGTTGCTGGCGTACGCCTGGATCATCTGTGCTATCGCAGCCTGGACAGGGTTCACGGGTTCGAACCCGCCCAGGACCCCATCACCGAGCTGATCCATCGTCGCTTTGATGGCCAGAGCCAGAGTGGAGTCGAGTTCGGTTACTGCAGCATCGAGTTCTGACCGGATCCAGAGAGCTAGAGCACCGAGAGCGAGCAGGTTTAGGCTGGTTAAGGCGATTATTAGGGTCATTCCGTCTATTGGCATACTGTGTTCCCGCAGTGCTCCGACCGTGCACCGCCCTTCAACCTTCCCTAATCCCCCTTTTTCAGCC